ATGACCATTACGGTCAACACAAAGGCGTACAACGCCGATGGCAGTGTCAACGCAAACACGGTGCTCTACACCGGCCCAAACGCGACGTACTCGCTGAAGGATGCTCTCCTTCTCGCGCGTACTGCGCCTAAGCCGACTGCAGACTTTCCGGGTATGGCGAAGGCACGTGCCAAGTTCACGCGTACCGTCGAGTATTCGACCGGCAACTTTGCCGATGCGATTGTCGAGGTGAACGTGAGCGTACCGGTCGGGATGTCCGAAGCGGCGATCGACTCGATTCGGGACGACATGGGAGACTTTCTCATCTCCTCGAACGGTGACGATCTCTTCTTCAAGCACGACATTAGCCAGTGATGGCTGAGCGTCGCGCGACAAAGAGGAGAGAGTGTGACATTTGTATCCGTTACCGGATCCGTGTCGCACTCGTCGTCACCGTCGGTTTATTCGCTCTATCAAAGGGCGATGTAACAGTCATTCCGAAATTACTGGAGCTTCTACATGAAGACAGTACCTCCTATTCGAAACAGTCGAAAGAAGGGCGAGAAGATACCGAAAAGGAAATCCTCGAGAACCCATGAGGTATTGCACCTCATGATTTCAAGGACCGTTTCCAGTGTCCATTTCAACGAGCTGGAGAGAAATCTTATTCTGGGTTTACTCAGAGCAAGAGACTATCCTCGGTTAATTGAGGTGGCTGACTCCTTCGCCACTGAAGTAAGCGAAGGTCATGTAGCACGCTACATGGCCCGGAGTCAGTTTGTCGCATTGATCAAAAAGTACCCGTTCACGCGCGAAGAGTCAGCAATTGACCCTCGCTCTGTTGCTATTCGCAGCTTTATGTCTGCGGAGCAGCGGTGTAAACGCATGAACACGATCTTCCGTTTGCGGAGGACCGGGGTACTCCCTAATGCGAAGCGTTCTTCAAACGCTAAGCGCCGTCATGTCTTCATTCTTGGAGATATGAGGAGGGTGATTCGTAAGATCTTGGGTGAAAGCCCTAATCTTGACCGAATCTATGAACTTTGTGACTTTACGTCTGGGGCCGCCATTGGAGTTCACGGAAATCGGACTAACCTCGGCCGCAAGGTCGGGGCGTCGTCTTATTCCGTGTCTCCTGGCTGCCGTCCCTATGCTGAAGTTGCCCTGTGGAAACACTACCAGTACCGGAATTTTATTTCGGAGCTGGATAACCCTACGCGCGATTTACACCGTGCTAAGGTTGGAGCAATGTTCAGATCGGTCCCTTACAACAAAGTTTCCTTCGTCCCCAAGACAGCGAAGACTGAACGATCTATCGCTGTTGAACCGTTGTTAAACGGCTACCTCCAGAAGGGTGTGGACCTTGATATGCGACGTCGGTTGCTGCGGATCGGAATTGATCTGAGTGACCAAAGCCGTAATCAAGAGCTCGCCCGCCTGGGAAGTATACCAGGATCATCCGATCCATGGTGTACGATAGATTTGTCCATGGCCAGCGACAGTCTCTGTCGTGAAGTTGTGCGCTATCTATTGCCGTCTGATTGGTTCGAATTCCTCGACTCGATCAGATCCCATTCTTTCGAACTTGACGGACGGATTACTCCGTATGAAAAGTTTGTCAGCATGGGCAACGGTTTCTGCTTTCCGCTACAGACTCTCATTTTTGCTTCTGCTTGCATAGCAAGCATTGCGAAGACTAGTTCAACTGACCCGGTCGGGGCGCGTTGCCCGTACGGTGGCGTGGACTTTCTTGTGTACGGTGATGATATCATTGTACGCAAGTCGTCCTACCAGTTGGTGTGTCAAGTTCTACACACCATCGGTTTCAAGTTGAATACGAAGAAGTCCTTCTCTGAAGGCCCTTTTCGTGAGTCCTGCGGTGCAGATTGGATGAACGGACGGGCCGTAAGGCCTGTGTACCTGAAAGACATTTGTGCTTCGAACGAAGCAAAGATGGCCTTTCACAACTCTTTACGAAACGGCGACTCGTCCTTCCTTTTTGTCGAGGAAGACTTAGCGTCGATTCGTGATCTGGTCGAGCCCTGGTGGCGCCTCTTAACTCCCTTTAGTGGGAGGAGTGGTGCTTTCGAGGTCCCTTTAGACCTTTTCATGAGTTGCAAGCACGCCAAGTGGAACCGTCGTCAGCAATGTTGGTCTTGGAGTGAGATACTTCAAGTTCCTGTTGCTGATAACGGACACCCTATCCCACCTTCTAGATGGGAAGTGCTTGAGTATGTAGCGTTGCTTCGCCGAGCTGGGTCAAACCAGCGAGGTGTTGCACCGCTATCCGTGCGTCGTAAGACGCGGGCCCGCGTGAGACGAGTCTCATCGTGGGGCGACCCAATACGCCTTTTGGGTCGCACCTGAGTCGGATGGTCGCAAGGCCGTCCTTCCCAG